TCACGGACGCCACCCACACACCACTTCCCCCGTCTCATTATGCGCGACGATCTGCGCCAGCGTGCCCTCGGTCAACACATCCGCCCGCGACGGCCGAATGGGCTGCGCCCAGTCGCATGCGTCGGACTGGTTGGTTGGCTCAATCGCGCATCCAGCGGTCAGCGCGGCGCTGAAGATCATCGCGATCCGCGTCTTGCAGGTCATGGTGGATATCCCGTGCGGTTTTCAGGGCGGTGATGCGGGCGTTGGCGCGACGGAGGGTCTCTTTGGCCTGAGCGTCGCGACGGCCGCGGCGGAGGGCCAGCCAGACGAGAACCGCGATGCCCGCGGCGAGGGTTTCTGCGCGCGCCAGCGTGCGACCGACCCTCACCACCGCTGCGGTGAGGACCGCGCCGATCATGGCGTTTTCCCCGAGCGGTGGTCTTCGATACGCGCGGCTCTTGCGCGCCAGGCAGCGCAAACGACAGCAAGGAAGACGGCGGCCCCGATCCAGGGCAGGAGCGCGGGGAACCATCCGTCCAGACCCAGAAGCGTGATCAAACGGTGTGCCAGCCCTTGCGCGCCTTCGGCCTCCGCCAAGGCAGGTGCGATCTGACTGCTCAGCGTTCCGAGCGCGCCGAGAGTGCCCAATCCGATCTGGGTATTTGCGGCGGTGACAATCCGGCTGTTGCGCGGCATGCCGGAGGCCCGCTCGGCCGCAATCTCGCGCGGCGGCGCGGTGTCCAGAGTGTCGATCAGAGCGGTGTCGATGATCGGGGCCAGTGTGAGCGCGTTGTCCTGCCGGAAGGCGAGGATGGCTGCGCGTGTGCGCGGACCCATGATGCCATCGGCGGTCCCGACCTCATGATAGCCGAGCGCGCGCAACCGCTGCTGGACGTCACGCACCGACAGGGTCACAGCGGGTGCGACGCTGCCGGCCCGGCGGATGCCGAGGAGCCGGGTCTTTGCATAACGCTTGATGTTGACCGCATCGGCCTGATTTCCGCCGAGCACCTCGATCGAGGCGGCGGTCTTGCGCACGAAGAAGCCGACATGGCCCTGCCAGCCGCTGGGGTCGCCACGGGTGAAGATCACGATGTCGCCTTCCTGCGCGTCGGCCAGATCGACCGGCACGCCCCAATTCAGATAGGACCGGGCGTTGAGCTTGCGGGTGGAGCGCAGGCCGGCGCGTTCGACGCAATGACCGACAAAGGCGGCGCACCAGGCCACGCTGTCATGCTCGACCCAATCATGGCCTACGGTGGCGTACATCTGCACGATCAACGGATTGTTCTGCGGTCCGGAGCCTTCGGTGGTCCCGATATAGGTTTTGGCGATCTCGTAAGGGGTCATTTCGGTCTCCGATAAAAAAGCCGCCCCGAAGGACGGCTGTGTGATGTGATGCGTTGGTCTTTGAGCGTGAGCCTCACCGTCACCGCCTGCGGTCGGGTGCTCCGTCTGAGAAACGGTCGAGGAGGAACTCGTAGAGCCGGTCGATCTTGCCCTCGAGGCCGTCGAAGCGCTTTGCGATGGAGGGCTGGTCAATCTTGGCGATCTCGATCTCCAAGGCGGCGACACGGGCGCGAATGTCGTGCACGTCGTCGCGGATCGTCTCGATGTCGCGCTCGGTGGTGTCCGGCCGGGGTCGGATGGTCTGCCAGAGCTTGATGATGGCGAGCATGGCGCCTGCGACACCGCCCATGCCGATGATGAAGTAAACCACGGTGGGGATCCCTGCGACCCAATCCTGCGCCATGTGCTGTCCTGTTCTGTTACTGCGGCCCGGAGACATCCGGGTCGACTATGGGTGGGGTGCTTGGCTCGGCCTCGGCTGCCACCACCGTCGGGGTCGTGGCCTCTCGCGGGTCAGCCCCTGCGCCGCCCCGGGGCTGCCTGAGCTCAAGTGCGGTGACAAAGCCACCTGCGCGGCTGAGCGTATGGGTCACGGCCTCGATCCGGTACGCCCCGTCAACTCCCGGCCGGGTGCCCGAGACGATGCACAGCCCATCGGGGATGGCGGCGGTATTGCCCTCGATCACGACAGAGCCTTCGCCCGCGTCACGCTCGGCCGTGGCCGCATCGCTGTCGGTCTGCTGGACGGCTTCGACTGGCCCCGCCAGGAACAGGCGCCCGGAATGGACCGCCCTGTGGCGCGCTCCACCACCTGCCAGCCGGTGTTTTCGACATCATACCAGCGCGCCCGGACGCCGCTGAACTGCGGCCGCCCAAGCTGCGGGGCAATGTCCCAGCTGTGCAGGTTGTCACCCCAGGCCGCGCGGACGGCTGCGGTGTAATCGGCGTTGCGCCGGGAGAGAATGACCGTGTCGTCGACGATGCGGAAGTTGGCCCCGAGCTCGCGTGCCAAGCGCTCACCCATGGCGGCGAAGCTCTCGTCGCGCATCTCGAAGTAGCTGCGGGACAGGCTGCGCAGCGCTGGATCGATCTGCACATTCGCCACCTCGGCAAAACGGGCGGCATCGCGCAGGATCGTCTCGACCGTGGCCTCGTCCCAGTGGCGCTGCTGGCCCTCCTTGGCGGGACCGGTGGTGTCCATGCCTTTCGCACTGATCCGCAGGCGGCGACCCGCCCCGCGGCTTCCCGAGGATTTGACCTCGTCCACCGTGCCGCGAAACACCTCGCGCAGGCCTTGGCCCTGCCAGCCGAGGTTGATGGCGACCTTCGCCCCCTTGCGGGGCAGGACGATCTGGCCAGAGGTGTCGTCGATCTCGAGATCGGCGCTGTCGGTATGCGTGCCGACCTTGTCCGCGACCCGCAGGCTCAGCAGCACCGGGAGCAGCGCTGTCGTGATATTTGTCCCGGCGACCGTGACGGTGAACGCTGCGCGCATGTCCCCCTCCGCTGTTACCAGAGCCGGATCGGCGCCAGGACCTGCGCCGGATCGGGCGACGGATCGGGGGCCGGGACCGGCAGCAGAAAGGACGTGCCCAGGGGCAGGGTTGGGCCATGCGCGGCAAGCCCGGGGTTCATCGCGTAAATCCGCTCGACGAGGCCTGGCATGGCGCGGTGGAAGCGCCG